CAGCTGTGACTTGTTGACCTTCCTGTACTCCAAATGAAGATAGATGCGCGTATAACGTATCAGTGCCATTATCTCCGCGGATACGGATCATATTTCCGTATGAAGAGGACTCGCGCACTTCAACAACTGTTCCACCATGTGCTGCAACGATCGGAGTACCAACAGGAACCCCATAATCAATACCTTCGTGATTACCCATAGAACGCATGCCAAACGGTGATGTTATTCTTCCTGATGTTGGTGTAAGTAATCTTGTAGATGAAGCGGCTCCTGCTGGTGCAGGCATTGATGCAAGAGTAGCTAAAGGATTAAGCCCGGGCGCATCAGGAGAGGGAGATGCTTGTGTAGAGACCGGTCTAGCCTGACTAGATCTTGTAACTTGAGCTCTAGCACTATCTGTAGATGTTACGGTAGGCATATAACCAACAAAGCGATCATTTGATCTAATCCGAGTTGCGCTTTCTGGTACCGGTTGCTCAGTAGCTGCCGGTGGTCTGGTTATTCTAGGTTGTGTCCCTGAGCTTATTCTCGGTGTCTGTGTAGTATTTTGTTCGGCTGGTACTGAGGGGAGTGAAACTGCTGGTGCGGTTGATAATGGTGAAGCGCTAGGTGTCTGAACATGTTGAATAGTTCCTGCTCTAGCTGCTGTAATTCTCTCAGCATATTGAGGTAGTAACTCAGCCATTGCTCTTGATTCTGCACTTGATTCAAATCCTTGCATATAAAGAGATCTTGTGGCTGGACTACCAGATTGATATGCAGGAGTTCTTCTAATTGACTCATCAATTAGTTCTTTTCTTCTATCACGCAGCTTAGCTTCATATTCTCTTGCACCTTCAGGATCATTTTCTCTAAATCTAGCAAGACTAAAATTAGCAACAGTTCTTTCTTGAGTTTCTCTAGTGACTGCGGGTTGATTTGTTGCTGGTGCATTACCTTGCTGGGGATTAGTAGATCCTGCAGGTTGATCTCTTCTATTAGCTTCATTATTCTGTGTATTATAAAGAGCTCCCCCTAAGGTGGCCGCTGCTGCACCAGCTGCTAACTTAGATCCTAGCCCACCTAATCCCCCATTTAGACCGCTATTACCAGTTGGCTTAGCATCTTTGCCCGAATTTAAGTCTTTAACAACATCGAGTAGTTCTTTAAGTAGAGTTACTATTTTTCCTTGCTCGATTGTTAAACTTGCTAAATTAATAGCTATTGCATCCGATTTGCGGATGGAATTCTCTCTGGCAATACTCTGTCGAGTTCTATCAACCGAGTCATCTTTCTCATTTGACTCAAGCTTATCAACTATAATTGACAATATAGGAAAAGTATTCCTGAAGATCTCATCGCCTTTCTTAGAAAATATAGATCTCGAGGAATTTTGCTTGCTTTCTGGTTTAGGCTGATCAGCCAATGCCGGCTTTTTATTTTTCTTTAGCATCTTTTTTAAGTAGCCAGACATCACGCCACCTGCTTTTCTAGTCTTCTATTTAATGGAACTTCACCTGTTGGATTAGCTCTTATTGCATTACCGGTTGATGATGCGGCAGCACCACTTCCACCTGCAGGTAAAACAACTGGTCGTTGTCCCGTACCTATTAATTGTGCTTGATCAGCAGCTGCCATACCAGAACTAGCACTAGACAAAGATGCTCCGTATCTGGCCATTCTAACATCCAGGTCCGTAATGGTTATATTACCGTCTCTGTCCATGTCAAGACCTCTGTTGGCATCATAATATGCTTCACCTTGTGAAGTCAGAACTTCTCTATTGGCTCTACCTGGGAGGAATACGTATGCATAAAGTCTACCAGCACTGGAACCAGAAGGGAGTCTGACACTATCAAAGTATTTCTCTACATACTGCATCTGTTGAGCTGCAGTCATTCCCCGCAGTTCTTCCACCGTAGTGCCTAAAGATCTAGCAGTGGCAGGCATAAACTGAATTAGACCCGTGGCACCGGTGCCACGGCCAGTGCGAGGATCACGATTGACCGCCTGAGGATTCAGACCTGACTCAGATCTCATAACTGCTAGCAAATCAGCAGGATTGATATTGAACTTGCTAGAGACTCTATTGAGCTCTGTGGCAAAATCACCTGTAACTCCTGCATTTTGTTGTGAGCTTCCAGTTACAGTTGATCCTCCTGTAGTTGTAGCCGCTGGCCGTGCCACTGGTGTAGTTACTGATGGACTTGAACTAGCAGCCGCAGTTCCTGCCATAATTCTACCTGAGGATCCTGTGATACGAGAACCTGTTGCCGGTGTTTGTTGACTCGCAGGGTCCGCTTTACTTTGTGTACTTGACGTATAAGCACTTAAGTTTGCAAAAGTTCTGCTACCAGTAATTGATCCTCTAGGTGTCATCGGAGCTGGAGCTACTGTTGTTTGACTTCCGGATGGTGTTGCTAAACTACTAGGTTCCATATTTGACTGTGAGGTTGAGACTCTACTTGATGAAGATCTTGACGTTACCAATGGCTCGAGTCTTGCCATAATACTGGCAATTGCTTGTCTAGCTCTTTCTGCTTGTTTACCACTACCAGATGACAAATTTGACCGCAAGAATTGGCCAATACCTGCTCTAGTATCTTCACCTATGATACTATTTGCTTCCTCACTTTCCGTTGCTAGGTTATAAATTTCAAGCAATCTAGCTCTAGTTTCGTCATTAATTTGTGGAGGTATTGGTCTGGGCGCTCTATTGATAAGCTCATTTAAAGCTCTGGTAATTGCAGGCCCTATAGCTGCTAGATTAGCATTTCTAACTTGCTCATTTTCCTCTTCTTCTGGGAACTTTCCATAAAGAGCTTTATATACATCTCTTGTAAGCTGGGCTGTATCTATTGCTACCGACGTTGCAGTACCTAGACCAAATGTTACAGCACCTAAAGTGCCGGCAGCACCAGAAGAGACTTCAAGTCCAGCTCCAACCCAATCTCCGTTATCAACTCTTTTTTTAGCAAACCACAGACTAGCAAGAAGACCTGCAAGAGGTATCTTTGATAATACGGTTCTGCCTATAAATCTAGATGCAACTTCCTTAATAGTTTGTTCTGCTGCTTGACTTATTACAACTGTAGCAACTGCTGACTGTGCCGCTTGTGCACCGGCTTGTAATGCGTCTTGACCAGTAGCTTGGCCAATAGCAGCACCTAATACTGCACTAGTTCCAACAGCTCTTCCGACGCCAGAAGTAACTCCTGGTCTTGCTACCGTTTGAGCAGGTCTAGCTTCTGTTGTTATTGTAGGTTGAGATGGTGGCCTTGTGGCGGTTTGTTTAGCTGCTTGTCTTCTTTCAAGTCTTTCTCTACCCTTAGCACCATATCTACCTCTATTACCGGGTCTATTACGACCATTACCACCACCGCTTGTACTTGATGGTTTTAGTTTCTTTATTTCATCAATAATCTGGCGTAGTAGTTGATTCTGCTCCATCGCCAAACCAGTAGAGCTGTTCAATGATGAGTCTATTTTATCTGCAATTTCTTGTTGCTTAAACTCAGACTTCTCAGTTTGAAGTTTAATGTAACTAGTTAGAGGATCGGTTTCTGTCCCAATGGACATAATCTTATTGAGAAGATCATCAGTATTACGATCTGGCTTTTGCCTAGCTGCAGCCCTAGTACTTTCTGCTCTTGAATACTCAGTTGCTCTTGGTAATGCAGCCATTAGTCTCTCCTATCAGCGGCACGGATTTTTTCCATGCCTCTAGTCCAAGCAGTTACACCAAGGATGGCGCCAAAAGCCATATGTATCATTCCACCATTTGAAAGTGTCAAACTGACCCATGGTGCATATGCACCATCAACTACACCTAGATTCTTTAATATTGCCGGAATAAACATTGCTAGCAAAGGAAAGAATACAAAGTCCATGAAGCAGATAAGCATATAGAGCCAGCCCATGGCAGGTCTCCAATATGATCTGATCCAATTTTCATCATCAGACTTTTTAGGTGTCTTATCATCAACCGCCATTTACCGCTCTCTTTGTTCCTTTAACTCTTCTAAAAATCTCAGAAGCATCTGGACAAAGATATCGCGTTCAAATGGTATAAGTCCCTCTACTTCTTTGATAGAGTACTTGTGGTGCTGAATCAGTGCAAAGAGAGTAAGATAGTAGTTCTCTAGCGTATTATGACTCAGCGCAATGTAAAAAAATCAGTTAGGCTGGTGAGTTCAATCACTCTTTCCTTGCCGTTCTTATTTGTATATGTGAGCTTATGATAAAGTCTTGGAGTCTGCGCCATGAAGTCTTGGATCTTTTCTAGCACGGATATGCCACAGTCATCCAAAAATTCTTCTAACTCTTTGAGTGTATACTCTGAAGGATCATAAATTTCATCTCCATCATAGATCTTGTCCAAGCATCGGAGGATTAGTTCATAGTAAGAATCCTCACTTACCTTAAAGTACGTCTTATCATCCAAAACAGATGCACTTGGCCATCTCATCACTAGGCAAAGAGTATCAGTTATTTTAATAACTGGATCAATCTTGTCGGGGAACTTTACCTTTATTTCTTTTAGGTTGATATCAAAGTTATAAACCTGTTGATCTTCATTGTCTCTATAGGAGACTGTAACAATGTCACTTACGGACACAGCCCTAATCTGCAAGAACAAATACTCAAGATCAAAGATGGAAAGCTTATCAATATCAAGCCCACCACCAAGATAGCAGTTGTTAACAACTTGCTTTACAGCCCTCAAAGAATCAGCAGGATCTTCCGATGCCTTTCCCATAAGAAGTATCTTTTCTTCTCTAACAAGGAACGGCCTAAAAGATTCTTTCTTTCCTGTAGATGGTACTGTAAACTCAAAAATAGGATGCTTTACTTTAGGTAGCGGCATAATATATTCACTCCATTAAATTTAGCTGTTTGTTAACTTTACATTTCGATCTTGCAATTCTTCTATCCAATTTGTATAAAGAAAATTTACATCAAATCTATATAAAGTATTATTAGAGTTCCAACTTAAAGTAGGCTCTGATATTGATATAGGGAATGCATCAAAAAATCTATAACTAGCGCTGGCCTGGCTGATATTCTTATAAACTTCAACTGTTATATCAGTTGCATATTCTTGTTTATAATTACTCAAAAAGGTACTAGTTGAACTACCTCTACTACCACTCATTCCATTAAAAACATAATTGAACCAAGCAATAAAAAATTTGTGTATACTCATTTCTTTATCTGATAATATTGTAATAGAAAGTGGATCAAATCTAACATTAGTTCCTGAACTAATATTAGGCCCTATACCATATCTAGCAGAAGCAACTGTATCAATAAGTAATCCTGGTAATTTTACAGATTCTATTCTATCTAAAAGAATACCAAATATATTTCTAAAAGTCCATGCTTGTTCTCCAAGTGTGTCATTAAATAAATTATTAGGAAAATTTTGATTTTGAATAGTAACTATAAATTTGTTTGTTTGAATAACACCATGGTCACTTATATTACTAGCAAATTCTTGTATATTGAATGCCATTAGATTACTCTGCTCCTTGAGTCATTCCATACCCTATCTGTATCTGCCTTGGCAAACTTCTCTGTTGGCAACATCAATGCGGTATCCCAGAATTTAGGTTCTATCTTAAGAAATTTTGACTGCACGTGTGGAAATAGGTAGTGCTTCACACAAGGTTCAAAATAGCGATACCTAGCAGCACCACTCAATAACTTATAGCTCACAATCAACTTAGTACTATTGTCATATTTCTTATTATTGGTGATTGCATAAAGTTGATCCATGAGCTTTGCTCGAAGTACCGGTGGCAAGTAATGTAGATTGATACCCAAAAACCCACCAGGCTTTGGCCCAATTATAAAGACAAGTGGAAACATATCGTAGTATGGCAGGGTCTTTTTGTTCTTTGGGTCATAAAAGAAAGAGTACATGTTGCCGATTGACTCTTGATCAATCTTAGTCTCAAGATTATCCGCATCCGGATCTTGCATCAATCGGTTGCGGTTGACGGACCTAACTGCACTTGCTTTTTCACGAAACCAAGTTCGTGCATCTCTTTGCCTAACTGTCTGGTCTATACCGTCAGCTCGACCAAACTTTGCAATTTTCTGAAAAATATAGCTAGCCAAAGTTCTTTCTCTCTTTATTAGTTATTTATTCTTTGGACCATAGATGTGATCTTCTGTGAGAATTTTAAATTGCCATCCACGATCCTTACAGAA